GCTAACGGCGTCCATCTCGGTGCTGATGAAACCCACTTTCGCTCCCAGCCGGGCTGCTTGTTCGGCCGCGTTCATGCCGAACACGGACTTACCCATGCCCGGCCTTCCAGCGATGATCGTCAGATCGCCCTTATGCCACCCGCCGAGTTTATGATCAATCGACCGCCAGCCCGTGCGCTGCCCGAGCGCTTGGCCGGTTGCGGCGGAGTCTATTCGCTCGATGGTCTTTGCCATCAAGTCTCCAGCAGAGTAATCCGACTTGCGGTCGCTGTTGCCAGACTCCAGCAACGTCGTCATTAACGAGGCCGCCATTTCATCCGGAGACTGGCTGTCATCCTCGACGGCACCCCTAGCAGCAGCCTTGATTTTCCTACGCCGCGAATCCTCCCGAACCTGTTTGGCGTAATGCTGGATGTTGCTGGGGCTCGCACTGACGGCCATCGCGCCAGCGAAAGCCTGCAAAGCCTTGGTATCGCCCAAGTCGGCCTGCAGCGAAACGCCATCGGCGGCCTTACCCATGGTGAGGTTGCGAACGATCTGCTGCCAAATAGCGCTGCCAGCATCATCGCTGAAATGCTCTGCCCCAATGTTGACCGTCATCGCTGCGTCATTGTCCAGGACGGCGGATACGATCAGCGCTTGCTCAATCTCAGTCATAGCATCTTCCTCTTGCGCCGCGTTGGCTCCGCGGGCTGCTTACTCTCCCACGTTCTCACTGCCGCTTTCCAGTCTCGCATCTTGTTTTTGCCGACCATCCAGCCCTTGGCTTCATAGAAGTTTACGAACCGCTCGGGCTGCACAGTGTTGCTGCGCTCTTGGCAGTATTGTCGAACTTCATCAACGGTAGGTGGCACAAACCGCTTTGCGGTTTTGCCCCTCTCCCTACCTTTAGTATCTATTAGTTCTTGGTTACTGGTTACTGGTTCTTGGTTGGCATCCAAAATCGATGCGTTCGCATGTTCCACGGATGCGTTCGCATTGCGTTCGCATTGCGTTCGCATAGCGTCCGCATTACCCCAGCGCGATTTGGCTGCCCTAGATGCCTTGGAGCTGCGATCCTGGAAGCGCTCGATTTCTTCGTCGCATCGGGTGTGACGCCACTGCCCGCTGTCGTAGTAAAAGAAATGATCGAGGATGAGTGACACCGTTTTCTCGTCGCTTCGGACGAGGAAGGCCAGCCGCTCGGGATCGTCCGGCAGCGGCTCCTCGGTGTCGTAGTAAATCCAAAGCAGACGGAGATAAGCCATCGACTGGTGATCAGTCAGCATCTCCGTGTCACGTTTGAAGTCGCCGATATGGTGTTGATAATAAAACATTTCCCACCTGTCCAGCCCTGTCCTCGAAAAAAGACGGCGGCAACCTCGGACAGGTTTGAGGCTGTCCTTGCGTGGCCAAACGCAAGTTAGCCGCCCCCGCATCTCCGCCACGTAGAACGCAGCGGTAGGGACGCTACACGGAAATTGGGGAAAGGTAAAGCCTTACCCGTCGATCTTGATCTCGACGCGCGGGTCGACCGAGTAGAGCTTTGCGGCAGTCACTGTGACGACCTGCGAGTCGTCCTCGTACGCAACGCCGTTCAGGGCGTCCATGACTGACTTGATGTAGTTATCAATGTCTGGGCGCGTGACCGGCGCCAGTTCGCCGTCCTGGGCAGCCTTTTGCTTGGCCTTGCTCCACGACTTCGGGATCGGCAAATGGAAAGTGACGGTCAGGTGACATGGTGTCGATATTGGCGGATGCAGCGGGCAGCAGTCCGCGACGATCTGCTCGAACTGCGCGGTTTTTTTCGGCGTGTAAGCGCGTGCGAAGCCGCCTCGTACAGTCACGCGGGGACGGGCTTTCGCTACAGGCGGAACCGGGACGGTGAACTTAATCAAGCCGCTCCTCCACTTGCGCGTAAAGATCGCCCTGCGAGCCGTATCGCTCGCGGAACTCGGCCGGCGATTGGTGAAAGCCTATCTCACCGTCGCCGCCGTAGCGATGATGGCCTGGGCAAAGCGGGATGGTGTTCGCGTCGTCGGCTTTTTTCCCCATCCCCGACCATGGGCTACCTTTGAGATGGTGGATTTCAGGCGGAACCCAGCTTCGCCCCTGGTTGAGGCAAACAATGCAACCCATGTCGGTCAAAGCCGCGAACCGGCGCTGGCGCTGTTTAGGCGTCATCTATCATTGCCTCGGCCATGCGCTCGATCTGCTCTGGCGTACACTCTGGCCAGTATTCAGCCGACAGGTGCCGGCAGATTGCCGTCATCAGATCGTGGAACCTCGCCTCCTCCATTTCGTCAAAACGCAAGCTGCGCGGAATACGGACATCGACAAGCCCAGCCCCAGGAACGCGCATTTGCATCATCTTGCACTCAACGCCCGTTTCGTACTGCAGCCGTTTGATGACGTCATGATCGCTCATGTGCTCGAAGCCTTCGATGTTCTGCCGCGCCAGCGCGCCGATCTTGTGGGCTAAGCGGAAAAACCGAACGCTGCGTGGCTGACGTATCTGCGCCGTCACCAACTGGCCGACGCCCAGCTTCATCTTGCGCAACTCGCGTCGCGCTCGGTCATCAGCTGGCAGTAATGCGCCCTTATCGACGATGAGCTCGACCATTGCGCCTCGCATTCCGTTTGATGGCAAACACCGTCTCGACGTGGTTGATGACCCCTCGCTTGTACTGCTCAGGCACTTCCTCAAGGCGCGCACGGCGCTGCTCGCGGCTTTTGCCGCTTACGACGTACCCGTTCCACATGCTCTGGCACCACTCGCGCATGGGCCAATTTTGTCCCGTTGACCAATCAACAGCAAATAGGGGGTTTACATATAGCCCCAAGCTGTTATTCTGGACTCGAGTCCAACGGAAGCACAGGGGAACTCATCATGACCAACCCATTCGACGAGATGGCCAACCGGCCTAAGATTGCCGCCGCGTTCGTCAAGGCGCAGCGGGCGTTCTCTCCCGCGATTAAAGACGCGGTCAACCCGCATTTCAAAAACCGCTACGCCGACCTGGCGTCATGCGTCAACGCGGTGATTGATGCACTCAACGACAATGGCATCGCTCTCATCCAGCGCAACCATTACTGCGACGGCGGCGTCATCGTGGAGACGGTTTTCCTGCACGAGTCCGGCGAAAGCTTGTCAGGCGGGCAGCTGCATGTCGCTGCTGAGCGGGCCAACGCGCAGGGATACGGATCGGCTCTGACGTATGCTCGCCGATACGCTCTGATGTCGGCGTGCGGCATCGCGCCGGAGGACGATGACGGCAACGCGGCCAGCCAGCCAGTGACGTCGGAGCAAGCCGCAAATATCAAAGCGCTGGCGGAGGAAGTCGGCAAACCTATTGGCGAAATCTGCCAATTCTTTGGCGTGAAAAAGCCTGAGCAGATACCGGCGGCCAAATACCATGGAATCATCAAGACGCTGGAGAAAAAGCGGGAGGAAGCGAAATGAGTCGTGTTGAACTTGAACAGGGAACGCAGGAGTGGCTTGACTGGCGCCGGAAACGTGCCATGGCCAGCGAAACGGCGGCGATCATGGGCATTAGCCCATACCAGTCGCCGGAGCAGATTCGTGCGGCCAAGCGCGGCACGGACAAGACATACACCACGGCCGCCATGCAGCGCGGTCACGACGAGGAGCCAAAGGCCCGCTACGCATACGAAGATGCCACTGGCGAGTTGTTCGAGCCGGCGTGTTTTGAATGGGAAGATTTCGGCGCAAGCGTGGACGGCATCAGCATGGACGGCGAGCAGCTTCTGGAGATCAAGTCTCCGGTCAAAGGGCGGGAATCCGATCGATGGCGCGTCGTCGCTAACGGTGGCATTGACCACCACGACTACATCCAGGTGCAGCACCAGCTGATGGTGACCGACGCCCGCGAGTGCTTTTTCCTGGTGTGGAGCGGCGATCCGGACAGCGACGAGCCGTACGTCGGAGTCACGATTGAGCCGGACACGAGGGTCTGGGATCAGATCAAGGAAGCCTGGGAACAATTCTGGCCGACCGTACAGGCCCGTGACGACGAGGAGTGGCGTGATGCGGCGGAAGCATACCGGGAAGCGAAGAAAGCCGCTGACAAAGCCGCACAGGAGCTCTCAGAGGCAAAACAGCGGCTGATCCAGTGTGCCGCTGGGTCGTATTCGTACGGATGCGGCGTTCGGGTCAAAGAAATTAGCCGTGCCGGGTCGGTTGATTGGAAGCGAGTGCAGAAGGATCAGCTGGCCGGAGTCGATCTGGAGCAGTACCGAAAGCCCGGCTCCAAGTTTTTCCAAGTGGATGTGACGGAGGAATAATGATGAGTCAAAACGAGCAGATACTTGCCTTGCTCAAGCGAGGCCCAATCACCGCGTTGGATGCAGTGCAGTATGGATGCTTGCGTCTTGCGGCCCGAATCCATGACCTGCGGATGCAAGGCCATGTGATAACCACCGAGCCAGTTACGGTAAACGGCAAACAGTATGCGCGTTACTACCTGATGGCCGACCAGTCCCAAAACCTATCGAAAACTGCAAGCTAGGAGCAGGAAATGGAAAAGCGCGATTTAAGCGGAGCACTGTTTAAGAACGACCGCAAAGAGAAGGAAACCCAGCCAGACTATCGGGGGGATGTGAAAATTGACGGACAGGAATACTGGCTCAGCGCCTGGATCAAGGAAGGCAAAGCAGGCAAGTTCTTTTCGCTGGCGTTCACGGCAAAAGAACCGCGACCTGAGCCGGCCGCACCGGCGCAAAACGCGCCAGCCGAGTTAGACGACGACCTGCCGTTCTAGTAATACACGCCCGGCCTCGCGCCGGGCTTTTTAAGGGAGCCAATCATGCAAACAGTCGAAGTATCAATGCTGCTGGATACCGCCACGATGCCGACCAGGGCAACGCCTGGAGCCGCTGGCCTTGATCTATACGCGGCCGAGGATGTGCTCATCGAACCTCACTCCTACAAAACAGTCGAGACCGGGATTGCCATTGCCTTGCCCGTCGATCACGTCGGGCTCGTTTGGCCGCGATCCGGCTGGGCCGTCAGGTATGGCATCGACACGCTGGCGGGGGTCATTGATTGCGACTACCGGGGCGGCGTCGGTGTGGTGCTGATCAACCACGGCGACGACACGTTCGAGGTCAGCGTTGGTGATCGTATTGCGCAGCTGGTTGTCCAGCGATACGAGTACGTAAACCTGATGGCCGTCGACAAACTTAGCAAAACGCATCGGGACGTTCGGGGATTTGGCAGCACTGGATAGCTGGTTGCATAGGGCCACGGATGGCCTTATAATAAGTCCCGAAGTCATCAAAAAGGGAAGCAACCATGAATATAGACCAGGACACTTATGACGACCTTGTGGCGGAGGCCAGCACGCTATTCGAGCATCTTGACGAGTGGCATGAGCAGTTCGCCGAGGACAACGGTGAAGAATCAGCTGTCCGTAATGCGATGGCGTGTATTGCGCAGGCAACGACCTGGCTCAATGATGCCAAGCGCGAAAACGACAGGCTGTATCAAGAAAAGCGCGATGCTTTGATTGAGAAGATCGCAACCGGAGCAACGACTCGATACGACGCGATTGTGGCGCGGGGGATGATGTCATGAAGATTCGGTACTTTTTGATCGCGGCGTTGTTTGTCGGGCTTTATGGATGGGTGGGCTCAATGGACGCCCAGGAGGAGCAGCGCCAGCAGGATCGCTATTGCGAGATGGTCGAGCTCTACGAGGAAACGAACGGTGATGCCGGCTGGCCGGCTTACAAGGGGAAATGCGATGAGTGACAAAGTGCAGAATCTGTACAACGGCGATCCTAGGGTCGAGCGAATGGTTCAAGCGATTGTCGAGAAGATTGACGAGGAGATGCCGCACGATACCTTGGTAGTGACAGTGCTCGGGCTGCTCGACTTTGTGAAAGACCATTACATGCAGCGGGCATACGAGGCAGACGAGGAATGAACTACCACGCGAAGGTCATCGGCCGGTACCGATCTGCCTATGCCATGGCGAAGATCACTGGCATCCCATACCGCACGACCAAAAACTGGTTCCGATCCGGCCGTCTGTCCGACCCATCCAGATGGGAGATAGTGTTGGCCGGGATCGGGAAAAACACTGACGAGTTCATTTGGGGTCTCGCTCACGACTGGGAGATAGCACTCAATGCAGCAAAAGACTAGGGCGGAAATCGTCAAGAAATACCAGCAGTTTTCATGCCGCCACATGGCGGCGAAATCAATCGCCGATGAGCTCGACATATCGCCAAACCGTGTGAAAGCGATAGTCAAGGCGCACATGGACGAGAAAAACCGCCAGCTGGTGACGTATCGGATCATGAAGCGTCGGCGCCACGGGTTGCGGCTGGTGCGCATCAAGGCCGGCAAGTCCAGCATGGACTGGTATACGGATCGAGACGACCAAGGCATCAAGGAATACGTTGATGGGATTGCCAGCAGACTGACGGGAGAAACATTATGAGCACCGACAAAGAAAGCGAGGCCTGGCGTCGGCATGATGACGAGGAGGAGGCTTGGCTCTACCTGCAGCGGCTATGCCAGGCCGCTCGCCGGGAGCACAAGACCACCAAGCGCAAAGCCCTAGACGCTTGGGGGCGCATCAAGAAAATGGTGCCCACCCGTGAGCGATAATCACCTGGAACTGGCCATCGCCGATGCCGTTGTCGAGCTCCATCAGGAGCGCGAACTGCTGCTGTCAATGGAGCAGCTTCTGGCAAAAGCCCTGGCATGTCATTTGCGCGGCGAACGGTGCCCGGATGAATGGTCGAACAAAGCCATGTCGCTTTTGCGACTTATGCAGAAAGAACGGGAGAAATCCAATGTGTAGCATTCTCAGTTACGGCCTCGCCGCCGTTGCCTTCTCGGGCGCGGCCTTGGTTTTGGCCTTCGTGGGCGTGTTCGTTTGGGCCGTGTTCAAAAAGGCATAAAAAAGCCCCGCAGCGCGGGGCAAGGGAGGAGAGTAGTGGCCGCTGTGCGCACTTGGCCTGGGCGGCCGCCAGGCGGGAAGCGAGAGCGGCGCACGGCTCTCGGGGGAAACTAGCGACGGCGCTGGCGCTGCATGTTTCGCTTCATACCAGTCTGCTTTTTGTTGCCGTTGCTCTTTTTCTTGCCGTAGCCCATACCTTTTGGAATACCTCTATCCTTTCAGCTGCTCGGGTGTCATAACGACTCTGCCAACGTCGCCATGGACTTCATGATACGTGATCACTTGCGCCTGTCGAGCCGCCTTGTACCCATGACGGCTGGCATACGCATCCCTGGCTGACAACGTGCCATGCTGCTCAACCTGCATGAGCTCGCTTTCTTTGACCAGGTAATGATGCAAATGGCCGACATGACAGTAGCTGTGCTTTGTCCTCCCGAACACCTCGCGGAACTCTGCGGTGAGCGCCCTGTCAATTTGCTCCAGCTTTTTCAGATGCCCGTGATGGAAGAATAGCGACGTCTGCCCGTGCTCAATGGCATAGAAGGGCGCCGGTGAGACATCAATGCGCAGACGCTTTTGGTTTCTGTATCGATCAGCAAATGACTCACGCAGCCATATTTCACTGACCGGATCGTGATTGCCCTCGGCCATAATCACGTCAACAAATTGATACTTCTGCAGCATCATCTCGATGACCTGCCTGGTCACCTGGATGCCAGTGCGCACCAGTTTGGCGAACCGGGTGTCTGTATCCAGCTGGTTCCGGCTGGTGGGAGTGACCGCATCAAGGCCATCGTAGTGCAGGAAATCACCTAGCTGCGCAAATACTGCCCGCTTGGCCGGCGGAGCTCGATCGATCGCTTCGGCGAAAAACTGCAGAATCAGATCGCGGGCCATGTTGGTGTCCCAATCATCACCGGCCTCATCACCCCACGCCAGCATTCCGATGTGCGCGTCCGTGAGCACAAAGAGGTTCATGAGCTCGTTGTAGACGTGTTTTGGCTTGGGTATTGGGGGTATGGCAGGGATGTCGTCTTTAAGCGCCTGAGCGGCTTCTTTGAGCGCCTCAAGCTGCGCTTCTTTGTCACGGTCGGTTTTGACCCACTCTAGCTTGTGCTCGCCAGTCGCCGGGTTCCAAAGCACCGAGCGGCCTTTGAATACCTCGTCCTCACGTAGCGCCAGCACGTTGTCGTTTCGCTGCTCCGCGCTGACGCCTTTTTGCATATTGTGCATACGACGCTCAATCGTGCGCTTATTAACCCCGAGAAGCGCAGCGGCACCGGCCTGCGTTCCGGTTTGGTCAATGGCCGCGAGTATCTGGTCGTTTGTGATTCCCTTCGGGCCTGGCTCGCTCATAATTAGCCTTTTTTGCGCAGTTCCCGAGCGATCTTCTCACCCGAGCGCCCGACCACGTATCCGCCAAGACCCACGCTCAACAGCCCCCATGCCTGGTCGGGCATATCAAACATGACGCTGGTGCCGAAAAACGCATCTAGGTATGGCGCGATGATGAAATTATTGCCGATCATCACGGCGAACATAAGCATCACTATCGGCCGCCAAGCGCTAGTGATCCAATGCTCTGACTTGGCCTCAGCGACGACGACATCACGAGCCACCTGCTGCGCGGTTTCCTCGTGCTCCATCATTGCCAGCCGCAGTTCATGCGCAGCCTGGGCTGCCTTGTCTTTGTCCTCGAAAAAGCGCCCCAGGACGTTATCGACCGCTTTGCCAAGGCCCGCTGTCAGTAATTGCTTGATCATTCCGCACCCCACTCAATCGCGTCGAATGTCGGGCAGGTTTTGCTGTCATCGACGTCTCGGTGGCCGATGACCTCAAGATGACCGTAGTCCTCGTCAAGCGAGTCTACCAGCACGCTAAGCGCTTCCCATTGCCAGCGCGTGAAATTGCAGTCATCGCCGCCTTCACTGGACATGCCACCGACTAAGCATATGCCTATGCTGTCGCCGTTATTGCCTCGAGCGTGGGCGCCCATCCGATCCAGCGGACGGCCGTCCTCGATCTCTCCATTGCGACGTATGACATAGTGATAGCCGATATCGCTCCAGCCGCGTTCCTCGACGTGCCAGGCCCGAATGGTCTCAGCGCCAATGTCCATATCTGGCGGCGTGTAGGAGCAATGGACAATAATGCGGCTGATTTCGCGGGTCATTTGGAACGCTTGCGCTCGACTGACTTGATCTCGCCGGCGTTTTTCATTGCATAGAAAATAGACCGGCCTCTCTTTGGGCCATACTCCTGCTGGAGTGCGCCCATGATCTTCTTGCCTTTCTTGGTCAGCGGCATCAGTTAGCCTCCAGCAATACGCAAAAAGCAGCTGTCAGACGCGCATTGTTTGACCGGACTTTGACCCGAACGTCGATATCAGACTTTTCTGGGATCGAAAGCGGAACCAGGAATGGATAGTAGTATTGGCCGCCAGTTCCAGATACCTCAAAGGCATGACCGATCGTGAATGAATCGTTGCCAAAGTAGCGAACAAACATATTGCCCGTTGCATCTGCGCCCGCCTGGCATGTGCAAGCGCCTTGCAGAAGATACCCGGTGTAGCCTGCTGGAACCGTGTAAATGGCCATCAGGCTCATGCCCTGTCCGGTCACGATCTTAGCGACGGTCGTTGTGCTTTTGTTGACCGTGATATCGCCAGCGTTGATGGATGATCCGTTGGTCAGGCTTGCTCGCTGGACACGGATAAAGGACTGTGTCGTGGCGTTTCCAGTTGCGTTGGTTAGCGTAACTTCCTCGCTCACCCGGTGGTAGTTTTCGTCCAGTCCTTCAACCAGGACGATTTTGTCGGCATCGCTTGCGCTGTCCCGGTCTATCGTTAGGGTATTAGCGGCGCTGAAAGACGCCCAAGGGTAGTCGGTGTCGTCAACATCCCATACTGTCCCGGACTGGCCCTGGCTCATCGAAGGGACGGCCCCAACGCGGTGGACGTGCTCAAGCCCGTCAAAGTGGCCAGCAGCAACTCCGATCATGCCGTTGGGCAGCCGTGTGATTGATTGCAGCATCCCCATCAAGTTGCCCTCTTATTTGTCGGCCTTATCGTCTAACTTCGCGATTATCTGGCGCAGCATCAGCTTCATCTCTGCCATATCATCGCGGTAGTCATCACGACGCACATACGTTTCGCTGACGTG